CTTTATCTCCGGAACTCATTGATGAGCAGACTGAAATAAACATTAAGAATGCCTATACATCACTTGAGTTAGTACACACAACAACTAATTGGTATATAGTATGAGTTATATTGATGTTAAAGAGGTAAACCTCTTAGATGAAAGCGGTCAGGTAATTAATCCTGCACAAGATGAAACTGTAGAGTTATTGCGTAGACTATTATTCATGGCTCAGTCTTTAGGTCCAAGAGATGCAAGTGGATATTTAAGAGTAAATGTAACTGCACAAGATGCGTCCCTTCTTACTACTAACACGGCCTTATATGGTGGTATAACAGCTACTCAACAAATTACAGATTGGGCAAGAACCGCATATAACACAGGTATTAGAGCAAACATAACATTCTCCTAAAATGGCAATGACTAACAATTTAAAAGCAGTATTAGATCAACCTGTATGGGAGTGGATGACTACTTTGCCTACAACTATTAACATTCCAGAAAACGGATTTACTACTTCTCAAAGTGGAAAAGGCAGGTATATTTATTTCATGAGAGCTTCTGCTTTTTATAGATATGATACTTATTCTAATGTTTGGGCTACTCTTTTATCACCTACTTATTATAACCCCGCAACTGTATTAGCAATGCAGTGTCAGTTAGCTCAGGGAACAAGAGGCAGAATATTAGAAGCAATTAGTTCTACAAGATTCAGATTACCTTATTTAGCAGGGGGTACAGTTCTTGAAGGGGAAGAAATGCGTATTATGTACGGTCCAGGCGCACAAGAAGTTAGAACAATAACTGTTGCTGAAGATGCAACTACACACGACAGCGGAATTATAACATCAGGCTCGGCTACTCTTATTACTGATACTAATAAAAAATGGAAAGTAAACCAATGGGTTGGTTATACATGTAGAATTCTTTCTGGTAATAACCAGATGGAGCAAAGAAACATTATTTATAATACAGAAACAACGCTTTACTTTGTAGATGTAAACCTCCAGCAATATGAACCATGGGATAACCAAGGGTGGAGATTAACTCCAACTACAAATGCCACTTATGAAATTGCTTCTCAAATTGTAGAAGTAGATACACCATTTAATGTTGTACCTACACCGTATAGTAGGTTTATGATGAAGACAGGTGTTATTTGGTTAATATCCTCTAGTTCTTCTGCCCCATTCTTTACATTTCAGATGTATGATATTTTGACCAATACTTGGTATCAGAAGACAATGAATGGTCAGTTATTTTCTGCAGCTATTGGTACTGAAGTTCAAATTGAATCTGTCAGTGATACTACAGGTCCATTAGTTTTAGGTACTGCTACAGCTGGAACAATAAGAACACTTACAGATTCAGCATTATCTTTAGAAACAGATAGGTACAGAAATTACAGCATTAGAATTGTAAAAGGAACAGGTGCTGGACAAGATAAAAGAATTGTAGCTAATAAATCAAACTACTTTGAAGTAGATTCTAAGTGGACAATTACTCCAGATGCTACTTCAAAATATGAAGTTTATCCAGATGATAATCTTTTGTACTTTATCGGAAATGGTGCTGCTGCAACATTTGCTTACCATATGGAAGCAGACATGTGGATTACAGGTCCATATTTTGATCATGGGGTATTAGGAAATACTATAGTTAAAAAAGATGGCGATATTGGTTTTGGTATAGCATCAGGTACTAGGGCAACGGGAGGTGTAACAGGTGTTGTTGTTGCTGTTGCTGGATCTAATTACACAGTTGGTGACGTGCTTACAATATCTACAGGTAGCGGTACTGCCCAGTGCTATGTGACTGCTACAGACACTTTAGGAGCTGTAACTGCTATAGAACTTAGACGTTGTGGATCTACTTATACAACAGGTATAAAAGCTACTACAGGTGGTACAGGAACACTTTGTACCATTAATGTACTCACTGTAGGCACCGTTGCTACAGTTACAACCACAATAAACAATATGTTTAAAACTGGTGATGCTATAGGAATATCAGGCGCATCTGAGGCAGCATGGAATACATCATATACTATTTTAGGTGTTTGGGGTGTTACAACATTTGATATTGTAATAACTGCTACTGCTAACTTAGCAGCCGCATTAGCAACATCAACTACACTTCTTGTAGATGCTAATGAGACATGGGACGTAAATGAGCATGTGGGTAAATTTATTTTACTTGTTGCAGGTGGATCGGTTACTCCTACTACCCAGGTAAGAAGAATTACTTCCAATACAGCGAATAGCATAACTGTACCTGCTGTTGGTGCATTTACTCCAACATCAGGCACAACAAGATATATTATTCTTAATCCTGCTAGTTACGGAAGGGCAACTAAATTCCAAGCAAAAGATCAGTACCCTTTTGGATATGCAACTGGTGGAACTACTACAACTATTGTAGATGCTACTAAGAATTGGATTCGTGGTACATGGGTAGGTATGGTTGTTAGGGTAAATGCAGGCACAGGACTAGGAGCCGAACTTGTTATTACTGCAAATAGTAATAATACACTTGTATTTGCAGCTACTACTTTTACTCCTGATTCTACTACTCGTTATGAAATTATGGATACTTATGGTACTGCAACTTCAGGTGCCACATCTTCAATAACAGATACAACTAAGAATTGGGTTGTCAATCAGTGGGCAGGTAAACGTGTAAGAATTACAGGTGGAACAAACCAAAGTCTTGAGTTAATTATTACAACCAATACAGCTAACTCACTTAACTTTACTGCGCAGACTACTGCTATGGATAACACAAGTAATTACGTCATAATGGATCCTCCTGCAAGAGGTGCCGGATGCGGTATTTTATGGACATATGGTAATGGTAATGATAATTATTTGTGGACTAGTACGGGAGGTAACACAACTTTATGGCAAAGAATGAACATAAATAACCAAACATATGATTTTGGTTTTATGATTCCAGGATTCCTAGGTGATACATTAAGTACAGGTTCAACTTATGCTTATGATGGAAAAGATACGGTTTATGCACAATTTAGTAACTCAGGTTCTTTATATCAATTAGATATTAAAAAACGTGTAGCAGAACTTGGATCAAGAATCCCTGGCGCAATGAGTACCGGTTATATTGGTAATAGAATGGTTATTGTTACTACAGAGGATGGATTAAAGTTTTTATACATAGCTCAGAGTAATGGTACATTATTTTGGAGAACATTATTATTCTGGTAAACACATTTGCTTGAGTAAATTATTTTTTGTATATTATAGTTAGCTGTGTATCCGCAGTAAAAAAAATTTAGAAATATGGCGACAAGTATTACATTACCTGGCGGTAAAGAATTAAAAGGACCAGAATATAAATATATATATGCTAATGGCACACCTGTAGAAAATGGTCAGGCTTTAAAAGATGCTTATGCGGCCTTAGCTTCAGGTACAACTGAAAATAATACATTAGTTCTTGGGCCAGGTTCATATAATATGAACGGTCAACCATTGACATTAAATAAAAGAATTGATATTGTAGGTTTAACAGACAATGCCCAAGATGTAAGAATTCAAGCATATAATCTGCCATATGATCAAAATATCTATTCTGTGATGGATCAAAATGGTAATGCAAGTTCATTTTCAATAAATGGGTACAATGTAAATAATTTAGCTTCTTATATAACATTAGCAAATGGGGATAAAATTGTAGAGGGTAATTTTTCTACAAATAATTTAACTCCTTTTGCTCAAATTTTAAGAATAGCACCAAACGGAACTGTAACACCTGTATATAATCAACCTTTAGCAAATTTATATGGTTGGGTACAAAACATTGCTTATTATATTGATTCTAATAATGAAGAAATAATTATTATAAATACAGGTCAAAGTATACATCTTTATACGCTATCTGATAATAATCTAATACCCAATGTTTTTACAGCTGACCAGTTTATTGAAAAAGTGGTTGTTAATGAGCACATTAATGGAAAAGATATTTTAATACAAGGTTATTTTGGCAATGTTACTGGAAGCAATGGTACATATACCGCACCATTTATAGCAAAACTAAATGTTGAAAATGGGACAGTTGATAATGTATTTTTACAAAATATTGGTAGTGCTGCAGGAAATCCATTTAACTCTTTAGCTTATATTGGGAATATCATATTATTAATGGGGTATTTTACTTCTTGGAATGGCGCATCATGTCCTCAACACATAGTGGCAATTGGAGAAGATGGTATTATTGGATCATCAAATACAAATATTTTTAATACTAATTTAGGTACTGGTTATAATCAAAGTTCTCAATCAAAAATAATTAATGCTTCTCCACAAGGTCATATTTATTTATTGACATCCACATATGGAAATCCTATTGCATTAAATGGAAACACTTATACAACAGGCATAATCAAATTAGATTTAAATGGAAATTACATTGATAATGTAATTGATCTTAATTATTTTGTAGATTCAGATACTGCAAGATACAGCCGCTCATCTCAAATTCTTTTTTTGCGAGTATCAGGTACTGGATATTATAATGGTACCTATTATGAAGGCAAAATTTTACCATATTCTACAATTTATGGAGGACTTTTGTATTCTTATTTTCAAACAAATACAAGTATTCCGTCATCCGCAATTATATTTTCAAACATTCTTGCAGATCCTAATACGGATTTAATAGAATTTTTCTATTCATTATCTTTTCAATCAGATGAATCTGTTTTTATTCCAAACCAACCATGTAAGTTAAAAAACTTATATTTTGGAACATTGACTTATCAATTTAGTGCCGGCGGTTTAGAACTTATAAATTGTCTCATAAATACTATAAATGGTATAAATTCAATGTCTAATGGATATTATAATTTAACTCTTAATAATAGCTATGTCCAACAGATTTATGGAATGGGTGTTAGTATTATTAACAATAGTTTTGTTGGATCTATAAGAGAAGGTATAGGTGCCACAGATATTGGAGGAGAAATACAAATTTATGATTCGCAAGTAAATAGTTTATATAATGTACAATCTGACAGTCTGTTAACTCAAATAACTTTTGGAAATATTACAATTAAAAATTCTCAAATACAAAGAGCATTATCAGGCAATAATGGTTTAATAATTTATAAATATTGTAATAGCTTGACAGTTGTAGACAGTATTGTTATTGATCAATGTTTTTCTGATATAGATGTATTTAATGCCATTAGCATATATAATATTAATCATGCCAACTTTGGATTATATGACTCATTTAAATTTAAGTTTGGACAAATAAATCCATATTCTTACCCAAATAGCATAAACATTTTTAATTGTTCTGTACCAAATGCAGGTAATAGTTTTACATTTGATTTTAATAACTTGCTTAATTTAAACACTAAAATAAAAATCAAAAATGTTGAAACTGGTTACAACGGTTTGTCTTTTACATATACAGGAGTTACATTTAATACTAACTCATTTAATGTAAAAGTTTCAGATTGTGTTGTTCATGGAAATGGATACAATCAAAACTTTAATGAAATTGGATATATTTCTGATTTATTAAATAAGATTACATTTTTAAATTGTTTATCTGATACGCAAGCAGGTCCTTCTTTTTGCTGTTATACAAACTCAGTAAATTCAGGAAATACTTGGAGTTATGGTAATTATATAAACTGCACAAGTATAATTGGTTATCCTTTTAATGGATATGCTCAAAATAATGGACCTTATCCGCAACCATATCATGTAGGATCGTATATTAATTGTTTTGCTGGCAAAAATGACAACACTGATTCATTTAAAAATATTATTTATTTAAATGCGTGCAGCATGACTAATTGTACCGGTTATATTAATGGGATAGGTACAACATTTTTAAAACCTACAGATTTTAATGCTAACGGGCATATAATAAATGGAGCAACTATTGGAGTTACAGGAAATGTATCAATTGTAAATTATTAATAAATTAAAACATGAAAACATATAATTGGAATAATAAATGGACAGTTAAAGTACCTGTACAACTAACAAGTCTTGAGCAGGCCATACTTTCTTCTACAGCTGAAGGAAATGAAGAGGAAAGAAAAAATGTAGGCGCAGCTATAATGGCAAGATCTGAGGCTGAAATGACAGCTGCGGAAATAACAAAATTAGAATCTTTTTTAGTTAAGAAATTAGAACTTAAAAGTAAAACAGGGCTAGAATTTATAAGTTGTTACTTTCAAGCCAACATTGAAGAAGATCTTATTTTTGGAAATGTCATGTTCCGCAAAAATGATAAAACTGAAATTAAAAATTTTAATTAATTAGTTATGAGCGCTAGTATAGATATTACCGGGGATTACACTATTAATGGTATACCTATTGGTGGTGGAGGCGGAGGTCTTCCTTCATTTTTACAATATGATGAATATAGTGCTACTTTTTGGAATAATGGTTTTATGGGTAGTTATACAAACACTATGTTTGGTCAACTTGCTTTTATTTCAAATCAATCTGGTAGCAATAATACTGGATTCGGATATGCTGTTTTACAAAGTAATCAGTCTGGTAGCAATAATGTAGCGTTTGGAAGAAATACTTTAGTTTCAAATACAACAGGTGTTCAAAACACAGCATATGGATCATTTGCTCAATATTTTAACACTTCTGGATCAGATAATGTTTCAATTGGAAACAGCGCATTATTTCAAAATACAATAGGTGCTGGTAATATCGCTATTGGTACAACTGCATTAAGTAATAATACAACAGGGAATAATTCAATTGCTATTGGATACAGTGCTTTTTATAATAATAACGTATCTGAAAATATGGCTATTGGACCTTATGCAGGTTATAATAATACAAATTCCAGCGGTAATACTTATATTGGTGCATATAGCGGACAACAAAATAATTCCTATAGTAATACAGCACTTGGTCAAAACTCAATGCGCTATGCTACAGCAGTAAATAGAATTATTGCAATAGGTGTAGGAGCACATATAAATGGAACAACAGCTAATGAGAATGTAGCAATTGGAAATTCAGCTTTAGCTGGAGCTACTACCGTTAAATGGAATACAGCTGTTGGTCACATGGCTGCAAGTAGAGTAACAACAGGTGATGGACAAACAGCAGTTGGATATAAAGCTTTAGAAAGTTGTACTACCGGTGGTTATAATCAAGCTTTTGGTTATTGTGCATTGCAATATTGTACAACAGGAACAGCTAATATTGCAATTGGTCATTTAACAGCTAATGATTTAACAACAGGGCTTTATAATATTGCAATTGGAACTAACATATCAATACCAAATTTTAACTTTTGTGTAGCTTTAGGATATGGTGCAACGGCTACAGCAAGTAATCAATTTATTGTAGGATCTTCTTCAGTTGCGGTTGGTGCAGTAACAACGGAAACACTATCCAGTACAAAAACCTGGTCGGTTGTAATTAATGGAGTAGCAAGAAAAATTTTATTAGCATAATAATTAATATCTTTGAAAATGGAATATACACAAGAAGACGTTACAAGATCAATTAATGCTGCATATGATAGCGTAAATTTGATTAATGAACTTAAAGCTAAAGAAACTCTTACTGAATTAGAAGTTGATACTTTAGACCGAAATGAAAGACATATTAGACTTATGTTAGAAAAAGAATGGTTTGTTGAAGGATTAACTTTAGAACAAAAAACTGAATTACAAGCAATATGAATCCAGAACAAGCACTTACAGTTTTAAAACAAGCTATAGATAAAGGATTTACGGCTGGTTTATATTCAATGCAGGATGCTGCTGTAATTTTACAAGCATTGACTACATTAAATTCTTCTGCTGCGCCAGAAACAAATTCAAATCAAAAAAGTTAAATTATCTTTTAAAGATAATTTTGCTTCTTATATATTTTTTTTGTATATTATAGATATAAGATCTATGATTAAAAAAGAAAATATATCAATAATCTTGACCCTTTGTTTAGGGGTAATGTGCTTTATCTTAATTCTAAGAGAGCCAAAACAGGTTTATCCTGTGTCTACTCAAAAGACAATTGAAAAGCGCATAGAAGGCAAAGAAACTATTATTAAAGAAAAAGGTAAGGTTATTGACAACAGTAACCTTATCATTTCAGAACTTAATAATGGGCTTTTTGATTTACAGTCACAATTAGATGCTGTAAAAAATGCAAAAGATACTTTTAACATAGTACAAATCCAAGATACTATGATCCATGTGTTATATCGCAGGGATAAAGAAAAAGATGTGATTATAGCCGCGCAGGATACAATTATTCAAGCTCAGCGGTATATTATCAATTCAAAAGACACCATCATTGCTTCTAAAGAACTAGACCTTAAAAAAATTAAGCGACAAAGAAATTTGTCCTTATTGCTCAATGGAATATTAACTACAGGATTGATTATAAAATGATGGAAATCTCACAACTCGTACAATGGGGTCTTATAGCTGTAACAGGAGTTCTTGGATACTTTTTAAGAATGATTCACACAGATGTTAGAAACAACACTGAAAGCCTTGGAAAACTAAAAGGTAAAATTGAATTAGTAGAACAAGAGTCTCGACTCAAGTACCAGGCCATTCAAGAACAAACCCAGTTAGAGATTAAAAATCTTGCCAAAACTGTAGGAGAATTATCAGACGCAGTTAAACAATTAATTTTACATAAATAATGGATACAGTATCAACAGCACCGGACTTTGGAGTATTTGCTCAATTAGGCGATTATGGTCCCCTAGGATTAGCCGTATTAGCTCTTGGCTATGTTGCTTGGTTATTTATCAAAAGATACCTTGATGATAACAAAAGAATGAAAGAGGAGCTTGATGAAAAGAAAACAACAAAAAGAAAAACTAAGAAATAATGTCATTTGGTCCCTTTGAAGTATTAACGCAGTATGGAGTATTAGGCTTTGCTGTTTTAGCGCTGGGTTATTTATGCTGGATGTTTTTAAATAAACTTCTCAAGAGTGAAGAAGAATTAAAAGCGCGTGTAGAAGAACTAGAAGGTGATTATAGAGACGACTTAGAAAAGAAACTAGAGGAAAGCACTGAAAGCTCTAAGAGTTTAAAAGAAACTATATTGTTGCTTTTTAGTAAGAAAAAATGAAAACTAAATTATTTCTAATAGCGGGTGGTTTTATTCTACTTGTAATATTGCAAATATTTTCAAGTGGACATAAGCATGTAGTTGTTGTAGATGATAATGTAAAACTTACAGGAGAAAATAAGCAACTTACTACAGCTAATACTAAATTAACCAAAAGCGTAGGTAAGCTAAAAGCTGCAAACCAAGAGTTGGTAGCAGATAAAGCAAGTTTAGAAGAAATGGTTTCTGAAGTAATAGGTGATTTAGACAGCACAAAATCTGTAGTAAAGGATATTAAAAAAGAATTAGCAAATGAAAAGGATATTGTTCGTACTCAGTCTACTGGTAAGCAGTTTGAGTTCCAGCCAATCACGCTACCCACTGAAGACGGTGATAGAAGGTGACTCGGTAGTTATACTTACAAAGGGACAGGCTGATACAATTAATGATATTTTTGAAAGCCAAAAAAAGAAACTAGCTGATATTAAAACACAATTGTTCTTAAAGGATTCTTTGTTAAAAGCTAAAGACTCATTATTAAGAATTATTTATAGCAGAACATCAGATTATGAACAGTTAAAATCTGATTACCTTTCAGCAATGTTTTTTCTTGATTATGTTGAAACTTGGATATATGACAGAGCAGTAGAAGGGGCTTGGATATACTATTCATATGACAGCAACTGGATTGAAGCTATGGATCTATCAGAATACAAAGTAAGAAAGAATGATCAAACCGGAGATATATTCTTTTATAGAGCAGAAAATTGTCCTCCGGAAGACAAAAAGAAAAATGACTATCCAAAAAGAGGATGGGAAAAAGAAGTAGTATTACCAAACAGACCTAAAATAAATAAATTATGAAAAAGTTTTTTAGAGAGTTAATCTCAGACGACAACAACATTAATGAGCAAGCCTTTGTAGGGGTTGTATCATTTTTTGCTATGGTATTTGTATTATTGACAGATGTAATTACAGGAGTAATAGGCAATGAACTAATTATTAAAGAATTTATTTTTGATGGATTTATGTTACTAACTTTAGGAGCATTTGGAATTACCACTGCAGGAAGAATTTTAAAGCTTAAAGAAAAAGCTAAGAAAGATGAAGAAGTAAACATTGAAGAATAATTAAAATAAATAACAATGCAATTAAGTAAAAACCTATCACTTGCAGAAGTAACAAGAAGTGAAACTGCTAAACGTAGAGGAGTAAGCAACATGCCAACAGAAGCGCATATTGCAAACTTTAAATTATTAGCTGAGAAAGTGTTTCAGCCAATCCGTGAACACTTTGGTGTTCCAATTCATATTTCATCTGGATACCGCTCTGCAGCGTTAAATAAGGCTATTGGGGGAGCAGCCTCCAGTCAACATTGCACAGGAGAAGCGATTGATATTGATATGGATGGTACATCAATTACTAATGCGCAAATCTTTAACTACATTAAAGATAATTTAGAGTTTGATCAACTTATTTGGGAGTTTGGTACAGACAAAAATCCTGATTGGGTACATGTATCTTATGAGTCAACTGGTAAACAACGCAAGCAAATGCTTAAAGCTGTTAAAACATCAACAGGTACAAAATACTTAGTTTACAATGGCTAGAAATTCATTAGCTGGAAAATCTACTGGCACAAGTAAATCTGCCAAGTACTTTGCTACTCATCCGGAAGCACGCAAGAAGAAGAATGCATATAATAAAGAATATCATTCTAGTCCTTCGCGTGTTAACTATAGAGAAGAGTTGAATGCAGCTAATAGAAAGTCAGGTACTTATGGTAACAAAGATGGTAAAGATAAATCTCATACTAAATCTGGAAAACTAATAAGTGAAAAAGCTTCTACAAACCGTGCTAGAAATGGTAGAGGCGGTAAACCTAAAAGAAAATAACACACCCTTTTGAATTTTATTTCATTAGCTAAGGCCCTCACATAGAGGGCTTTTTTATTTAAACATTTATTAGTTAAACATTTATTATTATATTTGACACAATAAATATTTAAAATTATGTCAGAACAAACCAACCAAGAAACAGACAGAGAATACACTGAAGCTGAGTTAAATGCAATGCGTGAAAAAACCATCAAGTATTATGCTCAGCAAAAAAAAGTATTGACTAGTCAATGTGAAGTAGAAGAATTAAAAGCAAGAATTAAGAAAGCACAATTTGAAGCATTTGATTATACAGTTCGCATGATGCAGATTAATCAAGCTATAAAAGAAGCAGAAGATGAAGTAGAACAAAAATCTGAATAATTATGGCCAAGGCATTAGTAGTAAATAAGCAAGTGCCTTTATCTTTAAAAGAAGTAATTAAGTTTCAAATAAACATGTATTGCTTTATTAATAAGATAAGGCTTAGTCCTGCGCAGTTAGACTGTTTATCATTGCTAGGACTTTATGGTGACATCAATATGTCTGATTTTTGTGCGGAAGTAGTATCTGAAGAAATTTTTGGAAATGTACAGACTACTAGAAACTTTATAACCAAATGTGTTAAAGAAGATTTAGTTACGCGCAGTGGATTAGGTAATAAAATTGTATCCATAAATAAGAAATTAGAGTTATTAACAGAAGGCACAATTTTACTTAACTTAAAAGTGTATCACGTTGAGACCAACTAAAGCAAAAGAGTTAATTAAAAAAACTGCAGAAGAACTTAACTTAAATGAAGAACTAGTTAAGGATGTTGTAGATTTTTATTATTCAGTTGTTGTAAAGAAAATTGAAAACTTAGAAACAACTACAATATTCTTACATGGTTTAGGGACTTTAAGACTAAGCAGAAAAAAATTAGATTTTCAAATTAGAAATCTTAAAAAACTGCTAGATAGTAACTCTCAAGAAGACTTTAAGAAAGTGGTTAAGTATAACCTTTCTAAAGCTATGCTTGATAGCAAAGAAAAGGCATTAGAAATGTGTAATGATTATTATAAGGAATTATATGAAAAGCGTTATAAAGATTTGGAAAAATAAAAATCAAATTTTAGAAGGCATTAAGAACAATATTTTTAAATCTGAAGATGTAGAAATAATTGCTAATGAAAGATGGGTTATTTGTGAGGGTTGTCCTTTATTAGATAAAAAAGGTTCCAAGTGTTTAGTTCCAGGCACCGGTCCATGCTGTGGATCATGTGGTTGTAGCATGGGTCTTAAATTAAGATCTCTTGGATCAGAATGTCCAGAAGGCAAATGGGATGCTGTATTAACACATGAAGAAAATTATTTATTGCAACAAAACTTAAAAAAAGAAGACAATGCCTGATGATGTTAATTCAATGCTGTGGGGTGGAACAACAACCCATAATGGAAGTGGTATTTTTGCACATAGTACTATAAATCCCTCTATTCATTCAATCCATAATCCATTAGAACAAATTGAAATAGCTGCTGATTTGTTAGCTGTAGGCATAATTACTAGTGATAATTATTTTAAACTAAAAGCATTGTTGCGGTCAATTGATCCAGAAGTTAGAGCTATGGGTTTAAAATTTATAGATGAAAAATCTAAATTAGAAATATGAGTTTAAAGTTTTATTCAGAAGAACACAAGTATGTAAGTGATGATGATTCAGAAAAAATTGACTGGATCAGTGTTACAAGATTGATACATGCTTTTAAAGAACCTTTCAATACTCAGGTAATGGCTGAGGCTTGTTCTAAAGGAAAGAATCCCAAGTACAATAAAATGACTCCTCAAGAGATTATTGATTTGTGGGAAAAAGAGAATAAGCGAGCAGTTGCTGTTGGGTCATGGTATCATGATCAAAGAGAAAGAGATTTGCTTTCATGTAATACCATTACCCGCCAAGGAAGAGAACTTGAAATTATTAATCCTCTTATGGATGGTAATATTAAGTTGGCCCCATCTCAACAACTTGTAGAGGGTATTTATCCTGAACATCTTGTTTATCTTAAATCTGCAGGTGTTTGTGGACAATCAGATAGAGTAGAAGTAGTTTTTGATCTTGTTGATGTATTTGATTATAAAACCAACAAGGAAATTAAAATGGAAGGCTTTAAAGGAAAAGGGGGTAAAACAAAAAAAATGTTGCCTCCTTTGTCTCATTTAGATGATTGCAATTATAATGATTATGCATTGCAGTTAAGTACTTACATGTATATTATTTTAAAACATAATCATCATTTAAAACCAGGTAAAATTCAATTAGATCATGTTGAATTTGAAGTTGAAAAATTAGATGAAAATGGATATCCAATAGTATCAACTGATGCTATGGGTGATCCACTAGTAAAAAAAGTAACACCTTATGAATTGCCATATTTAAAAAAGGAAGTTATTGCAATGTTTAAGTTTTTACAAGAAAATAGAGATAAAGTTTTAAATCATGGCCATTAAGTTATTTGACATACAGGGAGGTAAGGTTGTTCCTACAGAACATTGCCATACACTACCCTTTTTAAAAAGAATCATGAACGAGTATGAGGATAACCACTTGGCTATCTTGGCATACCTGTTTTACATGTCTTGCCGCAGTTCTGAGAACCCTTATTTTAATAGACCGCAAGATGAAGTAGAGGAAGAGATTCTACGGGATCTAGAAGCAAACTTTGATCCGGAAGACAGATATATCAGAATGGCTCTGGACCGGTGTAAAGACATGTATGAAACACCTACAGTTAGAGCATATAATGGTATTGCAAACATGTTAGAGAAATTAGCATTGTATATGGAGACGCAAACAATTACTGATGGTAGAGATGGTAACATTACTGCTATTGTAAGTGCTGCCAAAAACTTTGATGCAATTAGAAAATCATTTAAAGGTGTTGCTAAAGATCTTGAAGAAGAACAATCATCAAGAGCAAGAGGTGGACAAAAACTAAGCTACGATGATTAGAGATGACTTGGGAGAGGTTTATGAAGATATTCCTCTCTGGCATAATGGTGTATGGACTACGCATAATTTTTCTAGCCGTGAAGAAATGGCAGATGAATTAGAAACTAATTATTTCAAAGAACCTGGAGAATACCAATTTGATGAAATAATCAAAGATTTTCAAAGAGAAGGTATTAAGTTTAAAAAACACGGTTACTTCTGTGATGCTCCTGATGGCACCAAAGATTTTATTGATTATTGGAATCATGAAAAACTAAAATCTAGAAAAGGTGTATTATTTTGGAAAGATGACCGCAAGTTTTATTTACCAAGAGACTACTATTTTTGGATTAACTTTTTACCTATTATTGATAAGATCAAAAGAAAAACTGATTTACCTGATATTCATGATGCACAGTATCACATGTCATTATATGAATGGATTGGTGAGTTAAAATATAAGCATGGAGTTGTACTTAAAAAGCGCCAGTTTGGATCTTCTTTTTACCATGCAGCCAAGCTTATAAATATTCTTTGGTTTGAATATTCACCTGTACTTAAAATTGGTTCTTCTCTTAGCGCTTATGTTACAGGGGTAAATGGTACATGGAAAATGTTACAAGAATATCGCATTTTCTTAAATACTCATACAGCTTGGTATAGACCAATGAACCCAGGAGGTGTTGGAGAATGGCAACAGAAAATTGAATATGTAGAAGGTGG